TCAAATTGTCTTTTTAATTTTAATTCATTAAGTAGTGCACGAAAATGACCAGAGTGTGCAGAGCCAGTTGGATATTCTTTTATAATAAGTTTACCAGTTGTCTTACGTGCTATGTCAGAAACCTTGGTAGTAAACATATCTTTTGATAACTTATCAAGCTGATCGATAGGAACATTTAATAAGTTAGCATCAATACGCTCGGCGATACGTTCCTCAGCCATTTCCATAGTAATATATAAGACATTATGACCTTGTACTAGAGATGCCGCAGCCACATGGCACATAAAAAGAGACTTACCGACACCGGTACCAGCGAGAGCAATATTAAGAGTTTTACGTGGGACACCACCTTTGGTGATTGTGTTAAAGTATTCCAAATCAAATGGTAACCTGTCTTCTTCTGTATGATAGAAGTCATATCTTTCCTCCACATTTTCTGTATAATCATGACCAACCTTTAAGTCAAATCCAACACCGAGTGCTTTACTTAATAAGTCAGGTAGTGCACCTTTAGTTAGCTCTTCATGTTTTCCATCAATGATTGATATTGATTCCATAATTGCATTATATATTGCTCGATCTTGACACCATTTTTCAGTTGTATCAAGAAGCCATTTATCATCAACTTTATCATTACTAAATAATTGTGGAACAATGTCCATTGCCAAGTTATACTGCTCGTCACTTAACTTTTCAGACTGATCAAGTTCAATCTTAAATGACTCGGCATTTGGCAACTTATTATACTTAGCGACAAACTTACCTGCCTCACGAAATAATATCCTATATATGCCTGCAAAGTAGTCGGGTTTTATAAAAGGTAAAACTTTGCGCATATATTCTTCATCAGTAAGAAGATTTCGTAATATGGTTTGTTCTAAATTAGTAGGCATATGCGACTTTTCTCAATTCCTCATCAATTTGTTTTTGTACTTCATCAACTCTACTTTCTAAGTAGCTTATTGAAGTATGAATGTGGCCAGTATCTTCTGGCAGTAATTTACTTTTTGCAATGGATATTTCATCCATTAATAATATAAGTCTTTGACTAGTTGTAATTTGCATTTTCTACCTCTTTTGTTATAACGCTTCCTTCTTCAATACCTCGAGCCATAATTTTTTCTAACATCTCACCTGCAAAATCTTGTAGGTTAGTATCAGTTACTTTTAGCTCAGTATCAGGTGTGTACACTATTGTAAAATCAAATGACATATTCTTTGGTATCTCATTAAATTTTACTGTACCATATTTTAGAACAGTTTCAGTGTACGGTCCTCTTAGAACTCTTACATTCCAAGCTTGTTCATCGGCTTTATCCGGAATAATTTGATAATCAACGTTCTCTCTTAATACCATCAATGTTCATCCATCTTAGATAGATCAACTATATTATTTAAAATTGAATACTTATTAGTTAAGTATTGTTTAAAATCAGTATCTTCTATAATTGGCTTCCAAAAGCTTTCATTTAATGTTTCTTTCTCTCTTACTTTAGGTTCCATCAACTCACCAGTTGACTTATCAACTCTACAGTACCAACCATTTGAAGGCTTGGCTACATAGTTACCGGTTAATGCTACGTCCAGTAATCCTGACCAATGTTGAACGCCACCATCCCAGCTAACAGATATAGGTATCTTTGACTTTTCTTTTACATACCTTGATTTCTCAACATTAATCACAAAGTGATAACCTTTAATTTCAGTACCTTGCTTATCCTGTTGACGGCCAAGGATCCAAATGTTATCAGCACTGTAATAGATACCTGTACCACCAGATACTACATCTTTAGGAAATAAGCCAATCTCTTTGTATGTATGATTAACAGCAAGTAATGGTATGTCTTTCATATTTAAGTATGGTGTTACCATTCTAAATAAACCTTTTAGCGCCTTTGCTCTTGACATATCAGCAACTGACTTCTCATTAATTGCATCATCCAATTCTTTTTTAGAAGCCAAGTTACCAACTGAATCAATAACCACCACAACTTTATCACCACGTTCCAGTCCTTCAAGCTGACTTATCATATCAAACTTTAATTCTTCGACGTTAGTAATTGGAGTGTGTAGCACTCTATCAGTGTCAATACCAAAGTTTTCAAAGTAAGCCTGCGGTGAACCGAACTCTGAATCATAAAATAATAATACAGCATCTTTATATTTCTTTAAGTATGCACTTGCCATAATAAGAGCAAATGATGTCTTAAAGTGTTTAGATGGACCTGCCAATACAGTAAGTCCCGGTGCTAAACCACCATCCATTGAGCCGGATAAAGCTACGTTCATCATCGGTACGTCTGTTGGTACCATATCCTTATCATTAAAAAATTTAGAATCCGATAATATTGATGTATAATCAACCTTAGTATTCTTTTTCAATTTGTCCATTATTGACATTCATATCTCCTAGTGTGGTATTGTGTTTTTGATAATATATTCATTTACGTCAATCTTAGGTTTCCAACCTAACTTTGTTAATTCAGTTATATCTGCCATGTTATTATCTGCTTCACATGCAGCTCCATCTTTAACTGGTAAATCATATCCTGCAGTGATTGACAACTCTTGAACTGTGTTTACTTTTCCTGTGCCTATGTCATATGCAGGTTTTAGTAGTCTTATGTCATTACTCATTAATAACACTATAGCTTCAATCACATCACTTACGTGTATAAAATCTCTTTGATGTAAAGTTACATATTCAAGTTCGTTATTAAGCAATTTTGGTATAAACATATTTGCTCGAGCACCTTCACCATATACAGTTGTAAACCTTAAGGCAACTTGTTTTTCAAACGCGGTTTCTTCATTTACCTTTTTAGTAGTGCCATACGGTGACAGCCACCAGTTATGTATACATGATGATGACGCATATAATAAAGGTATATTGTTATAGTGACATATTTTTTGTATCTTAGTCGTGTTTTCTACATTATTTTTCCAGTACATTTGTGGATCTTCGATACTCTTTCTCACATTGGCATAAGCCGCAAGATGTACTACGTAGTCAGCGCCATTTATGTTAAAGTCTTTTATACATCTTGAAGGATCTTGCCTAAGATCCCATTCAGTAACTTCATTACCATCATTAATTAATCTGTTTTTTAAGTGACCACCAATAAAGCCACGTGAACCTGTAATAGCTACGTTCATTTTTCTTTCCGTTCTTTTTGTCTCGATAATAGTATTATTATACCATAAATTGGTCCAATTGTAAAGGACTTTTCTCATAAAAATTTTCTTGTGACTTGTTATCTTGTACTATAAAGTTTGTATCAACTAACTGGTTATCTAAAAAGCCTTGCACAAACTTTAACACCTGCGCTGCCATATCACTTGCAGTTGTCACTGGTACATTTTGACATATATGATTTAAGTTTTTACGGCCGCCTTGTAGAGTAAAGTCATCAGGTAATCCCATAATAGTTAAACACTCTCTTATTGTAAGATATCTGTCTAAGTCAGGATGCGTGAGCTCAAATGGAAGATGGCCTACAAAAGCTCCTATAATATTTTTAGGTATAGTTACACACCTACGCATAATATTATTGCCTTGAGCAAGTTTAGAATACATAGTCATAGCTCTATCAGCTTCTTTCTCAAAGCCTTTACTATTTAACCAACCTGCAACTTCATTGTACTTTACATTATTATTTTCAATATAATCCATAGGATTTACTGTCTTTGTGATTAAGTTTTGAAATTGTTTATGTGTTATTCCACCACACATTTCTTCAAGTACAAATCTATAAAATGGATTCTCAGATGGAGTCTTATTATTAGTTAAAACTGACATTGGATCATTAGGTACATTCTTTGCAGATCTTATAGTATCTTCTATCTTTTTATGCTTTCTAAAAAAGAAGTCAAGCTTAGGTACCTTATCACCTTTCCAGAAAAAATAGAATGACCTATCACGTACTTGACTTAGTCCATGAAGGAGAGACTTTGTTTTATAAAGCGAGAAAGTGTAACCATACTTTCTTCCAATTTCTCTGAGATTTTCAACGACTGGCTCTCCCATCTTCGAAGCAAGTCTCGGTGCGTTTTCACCCCAGAATACTCGAGGTTTGACAGTACCCAAGACGTAATTAGCAGAGGTAGACATCCAATCGTTAGCAGCAGCATCAGAAGATGCTGAAGTATTGAGACTAGACAGACCAGCGCAAGGGCAAACAGTATTGACGACATCGACACTAGGAACGTTATGTGTCCTATCGTTGTCCAAAAGATAATAGGGAACTTTTCCCTTATAGTACTCAACCAAGTGAGTATCGTTTGGTGTAAAGTCAGCATAGCTTAAAATATACTCCGGTTTCTTTTGAAAGACATTTTGCATAGCTATTGTCTCTCCACCAATTAGTGGAACTATGCTTGCGTATGTGTGTTGCATTATTGTAAATCCTCAACTCTCCAACCTTTATCAACTATTACATTTACTGCCTTGGCTCTTGGTAAACAAGTTTTGCTAAGTACATCATTGACTACTACTCTGCATCCTTGTGATACACCAAGAATTAACTGGTCATAAGGTATTAAGTTTTCGTCAAGAAGTTGTTCAGTAAATATCCTAGCACCTTCTTTTCTAGCTGATACTAATATAATCTTATCACCACGTGAATCAAGTTCATCAAGTGCCTCTTTAATGCCGGGAAGTATTTCAGCTGAATTCTTTAAGTTGGAATATCTGTGTGCGTGTTTAAATATAGTACCATCTAAATCAATAAAATAAGTACTTGGCTTTTTAGTGTAGTATTCAGAAATCATACCCTTAAATAAAGCAAGGTCTTCTGGAGTTCCGGTAGACCAATATTTTCCTAGGCTATCATATGTTTCAGAAATAGGCGATACACCTATATTAAGACCATCACTAATAAGATAGTTATATGTTTCTGATATATAAGTTTCATTCTTTTTATTAAAGTTTCTTAGTGACTTATTACCTGAACTGACAAAGTCTTGAGCTTTTTTCCAGTAGTGTACACCTACCAAAGCATCTCCTTCAATTGAACCTTTTGGTTTTTCAATCATCTTAACTACTTTATTATTTATGGTCTTAGCAAAAGAGTTCTTTAAGTCTTCAGACTCATATGTAAGCACACATCCATCATAACTTCTACTATTTGCAATAAATGTTTCTGAATCCCAGTCAAGGTATTGATCACAGTTAGTTATAATAAGCTCACCGTTATAACTATCTAACATTCCAGCCAATGCTGTTTCGGCTGCGCCAGTAGTGACATGATCAATAATTTCAATAGTATAAGTTGACTCTGAATTATCAAAGTATTGATCAAGTTCAATCTTTAGATCAGACATATATGTGCCACCTAAGTCTCTACATACAAAAATATAATCACCTGCAATGTCAAGTGACTCAACAGCATATCTTATTAAGCTTTTATTATTCACTTTTATTAATGGTTTATGTGTTAGGTAGCCAGCATTTGTAAATCTGGATCCTAAGCCTGCCATTGGTATAATCACTCTCATTTGTACATATCCTTATATTTTATTGCATAATCTGTGCAGATTCCTAAAGCACCTTCAGGAACTATATCACCGTATCTTTCTGGTAGTACTATATATGAGCCGCTAAAACCTTTGCCGGGAAGCGCCCATAACTCACCTTTCGATGTCATTACTACATCTTCATCAGTATGATAGAAAACTCGCTTTCCTCTACTATTTAAGTAAACTAAAGCATCAGTATTTTTAGCGTGAAACCAAACTCGTTTATCATCATATAACCAAGTGGGGCATACGCGTATTGACTCATCATGACCTATTAAAAGTTCACCCTTAATGAGTCTTACATCAACTTCGACATCAAGTCCATGAGATAGAGCCTCATCGAGAGTATCAAGTTGATTTTCAGCTTCAGGATCAGGTCCTACCATAAGACCTCTATGAGCTATAATCTTCATCTTTCCACCACATACTTATCGCCAATAATGCTTGGTGTTTTTATACAGACGATTGAACAGTCATCAACAAAGTTTGCGTCAACGACAAAGTCAGGATATATCACAAATAAGTCACCTTTCTTATATGTTACTCCATCAATTTCCACAGCACCATCAGTAATGTAGTTATACTCAGTTGCAATCTTGTGGTAATGTTTATCCCATATCTCACCTTTAGGATGAGTTCTTACTGATATTTCAAAGTCTTTTGTCTTAAATAATGTAGGTTCAAAATTACCAATGAACCAACCTTTAGTAAAGTCTTTTATATCAAACTTTTCAATTGTGCCTCGCTTATCCATTTAATACCTCCTCAGCATTTTTCATAATAATATCATTCATATACTTACCACTTTTCTTATCAGGTGTTATCATATCTTTTAGTTGTTTATGTAATCTATTATACAACACTTCATCATCATTGTAAAGGTTTATTTTTTCTAATAAGTCGTTTGAATCTTTTACTCTTAACTCTTCAGGAAATCCAATATTTTTTTGCTCATCATATTCTGGATGCATAAATGGAATAATACCATGCTTAATCATTTCCCAGAATTTACCGGTTGCCCACCCCGGTGCTATAGGTATACAGAAAGTATACTTGGTTCTTGGAAACTGCCAAGATAATTCTGACATTGCTACTTGTTCAATCCTAGGATCTTTTAAAGCTTTTTCATTCCATACACCATAAACTTGTACGTCTTCAACACTATCAAGTATAAAGTTTTTTAAGTCATTATATCTTGATGGCTTACCTTCATTTAACCATAATACCATATTAATATCGCGCTCGTATTCTGGTTCATCAAAGAAATTATCAAGAACAGCTGGTTCTTCGTCTTCGACAACATATAATGTTTCAATACCTGAATATACTGCAGGAACCTTATCAATAATCATCTCATTAGATTCATAAGAAACTCTGTGCTCAACTTCGACGGTCTCATTAATCAGCTGTAATATTCTCTTTGGTGGAATCAATATGTCTTTGGCTGGTTTAGGATAACATCTTGGATCAAGTGATAGCACCATATATGGAATTTTCGTCTCATTAATAAAATGATGTATTGGGCCGGCATACTTCGCGGCTGCCATCAATGTCTTAATTGGTTTACCATCCTTTAAGGTCTTGCCTTGTACAGCATATTCAAGTACACCACCTGCAATAAAGATACCAATATCAAATTTTTCTTCAGTTTGAATAACATGTTCCATGTATCTCCATGACTCTGTTACCTCATCTTTATCATCTTGGTTATCAAACCAGTCCTTAAACTTAGCCCATACGTCAACCACATTACCATGAGGATCAACTTTCTTTCTTACCTCAGGTTTCAATCTTGAAAAGTTTGACCTACCTATGAGATAGAACGTGTCTTGTGGATTAAATTTAATAAGTGTTTGAAATATAATCCTTGCATCAATTGACCCTGCGGTCATAGCTTTCTTACCAGTACCTTTTTCTTCTGGTCCAAACTTTATTGACTTACCTATTTTACCTATTGCTATTCTCATAATACTCCTTACACTCATTTAAAACTTTTTTTATGTATACTTTATCATTTAATTTACGGTTAAGACCTGAAGGATGTGGCAACTTAAAGTGACCTACATTAATCTTTGCTAATGCTTCAGATGCAACGTTACCTAAAGCGATAACTTTATCATAACCTTTACTAATAGTATATAGCCTGTCATAATCTATGTCTTTCTTAGTAAATTGGCCGGGGTGAGGATAGGTGTTAGAAAATGAAAAAAAATTAACACCTATCCAATCCATCCACTCGTACATTTTACCAATGGTGCTACCACTACGTACACCATCATCTTTTTTTCTGAAATCCTGCCCCGGCCCAGGGTTTTGTGCGATGACTAAAACTTTATCCAATCCCATACTACTTCTGCCTCTTTAAACATTGATATTGAACTTGATATTGATTCTTGCCAGTTTTCTGGTATCTCTTGCTCTGGTGTTACAACTCTACTTATGCCAGCTTGGATTAAACCTTTTGCACAATCATGGCATATTGGTAGACCTATTACGTAGATTGTAGAGCCTTTTAATGATACGCCATTTTCAGCTGCATTGTAAATAGCATTCATTTCTGCATGAACTATACGTTTATACTTTATGGCTTTATTTAAATAATATAATTCATGATCATCTACACCTCTAGGAAAACCGTTATAACCTTGAGCTATCACTGTACGATTTCTAACAGCAACTGATCCAACTTGTGTTGACGGATCTTTTGACCACGAGGCTACAAGCTTTGCCATTTCTAAAAATCTTTTATCCCATTTATTTGACAAGATCAAAGTGCCTTTCATAAACATGTAAGTTTTGGACTTGCCACATAATATCGCCACATGTAATTGGTTCTACATTCTCACTCTTACATTGATTATAATCTTCAACTAATACTTCTAAAACATAAAGCTGCCAAGCATAATCATTTTTGTATCCGAACACGACATCGTTTGAACGCATTTGTACGACGCAGTGTAGTTTATCATTACGTATGTAATAAGTAACGGCATTAGTGCATATGAAATCGCTTTTACCATTTTCATTATATTCCTCCCATATACTCGGACGGTTGTAAATCATTGAGGCTCTACGGCCATCAGGATTTACTAAGAGCTCATCAAGAACTCTACCGTATTGATTGTAATACTTATCAGAATAGATAATTTGACCATAGTTTGAGTTAACTTCACCCCAGTCATTTGCGGCCAGCTTCCATGCAGCAGGTACTTTACCTGAAATTGCATTAACATTAGCAACCTGACTTCTATACCAATTTAGTTCTCTGTCAATGTAATCTTGATTAGGCTCACCAAATATTGAAGGTTCATCTGCCAGAAATGATGCACCAATCCACTCAATAGTTTTTTGTCCAGTCTTATCGATAGTGAATACTTCATTAAGAAGTTTAGATTTAAATAATCTTCTTACATCTTCAATCTTATTGATCATTTTGACCTTCCATCTTTCCACGCATATATGATACTGCAAATGATGCATAGTTAATTAAATCTTTATAAGTATCTTCAAGCGATTCAAAGTTTGGATCACCTTTAGCTTCAAGTAAAGACTGAGCACGTAATAATTTTTGGTGCATCATATCATGAATAGTATCAACGCCATTACGATAGTGCATAGCCTGCTTTATATTTGAGTTAGGATTTTGATAGTCTTGTGACTTTCTTAACTGTAACTCAGCACATTCATATAGAACATTTACTGATTCTTTTTGAATTTTAACTTTCTTTTTAGCCACTTTTTTAGCTCCTTGTTTTTTAGGTATAAATTTATTTGAAGTACCAGATTTTGGTCTTGTTTTTATTATTTCATCAAAGTCATAACCTATTTTTCTAAGTTTACCAAAATGATTTACAACAAACTGTTTAAGTTGCGCTGATGTTTTTGGTTTATCACGAGCAAGTTCAGAAATATCACAACCATTCACACGATAATAATTCATAAATTCATTATAGTCTACAAAGATTAGTTTATTTTCTTTTGCATGATTAAACCACGCAATAAGATTATCATGGCTAAAAGGTTTAGTATTTTTAAGAAGTCTTGACAATTTCATCTCCATATATAAAGTGTCTGTTATCTAAATCTATAATGCAATGATCAATTAATTTTTCATGCATCTTATCAACATCAATTCCACACTTGGAACTATGTCTTGGTTCCGGCATGATTTCAATCTTTTTGATTTTATTGAAACCATACTTTGTTTCAACCGTATCACCTACGTAAAATATATTATCAAACTTAACCATTATATCCCCTTTGTTTCAATTTTAAGTATTTCATTTGGATTTAAAGCTAGACACTTAAAGGTATCAAATGCGTTATCAGTTGAGTTTTTTTCACTGTAACCACATTCTACTACTGAAAGCGTAACTGATTTAGTAATATTATCTTGAGTGTATATACATGTTTGATATTCGTGCATTATTGTACTCCCTGTTCTTTAGCTGCATTAATAATAATTGGTGTTAAGATTTCCTCAACATTATCTTCCCACTGACTCCAAGTATCTTTTGAAGCATAATAAGTGGAGCTTTGAGTTGGAGCCCAACCATATACATTATTAAAAAGACCTCTTCTATTACAAAGACCGTTATTGAAAAGATCATAAGCTGCATTTTGTGCTCTTCTGAACTTTTCAAGGTTCTTGTTTGAAGACATTGGCTTTTCACATCTACCTTCAATAGGTAATAAGTCATTTAACTTATCAGCTAAATGTTTGAAACCTATGTTGACTCCCCAACTGTTAGTAAATAATTCAAATTGATAACCTTTATACATTTTTTTATTCTCCGCTTTTTTCATTTTATAGATCTATTATACACTATTTCTCGTCATTTGTAAACAGTTTTTTTCACTTTTTTTCATTTTTGTTATTAACATGTTAACTATATCTTTGGTAAGGATATTCAAGTATACCAAATCTTGGTGAGTTTTTGCCATAACCTATTGGAAATTTTTCAAATGTTTTTTTAAAAAATCCAGTTTTTCTTGGTGATTTATTAGCATTAATTCTTGAAGGGGAATTATTTTTATTGGTATTAAATTTAGTAGACATTAGTTCTCCGCTTTTTTCATTTTAATAGATATATTATACCATAAAAAAAGCAGTTTGTAAACAGTTTTGTTGTTAACTTGTTAACTAATTTCATTTCTATTGAATTTATTACCATTCCATACATATATGCCTTGATGAACATATTCTTTAGATTTCTTATCATTAGTAAAAACATAAACAATATCAGGATAATTTCTCCAAGTTTCAAGCTTGGCTTCTTTACATCTGTCAAGTACATAAGGAATATTACCAGCATGTTCTGTAACTTTAATTTCCACATTATCACCTAAAGGATCTATTAAATCTTTATACTTTCGCAAATCATCTTCCCATCCAGTTTCAATAAGATATTGCTCAGCAGCATGTCCGTATAAACACACCTCTAATATTTGGTCATATGTTCTACCACGAGCAGTAGATACTTTGCTATGAATTTGCTTTGCCTCAAGTTCAGATCTTTCAAGCCATTCATCTTTTTCTTGTATGTCATCAATACTGAATGACATGTTCATGTTAAATATTTCTGTAGACATATTCGAGTGCACGGTTAGCCTCCTTTTCCATTGGACGGTTCTTATACCAATTACCAGTTTCTGTATCAAGTTCGCGACATAATACTGTAATCTCATCAGGAGTAATTGGATATTTGTTTTTAACGGCATTGCCTGCGGTTGCCACCATAATCTGGTACATCTTATGATACCAGCCTGTCTTACTAATCATACGGTATTCTTTCTCAAGTTGCTTAGGAAAGAATGGACAGTTAGAGTATGAACTCCATTGTATATTAGTATTATCAAGTTTAGATTTTCTATGTTCAAGTATTTCTCTCTGCATATCTTCAGGTAACCTATCAAAGAAGTTATTACTACTAGACTTTTCACGGTAAGGGTACTTGTTCATTAGGCTATCAGCGTCAATAGTATCACCGCCTCCACTAAAAATAAAATTGTAAGCATCATCATATTTTGCTGGTATATAATACATGCGAGATAAGTCTTTGGTTTGCTTATCTCCCATATCTCCAAGTTCTGTCTGAAGAGCATACCAAAAGTGTCGAATCTTTTCAGCTGATACATTCTTTTTAAGTGGGAACACAAGACGGAACTTTGGATTAGATTGTGTGCTGCTAGCAGTGCTGTAACAGACATACCTAGTATCATTAAACTTATTATGAATAGCTTCATAAAAATCTCCATCATATTCAAAGTCATCAACATCGACTGCACACCATCCAGCCCATACCGTAACATTATCATTAGCACGAGTTGTATTGTCCTTAAAACTTGCAGGTGTCATAAGAGGCGCATCTTTCTTTGACTTTATTGTACGAGTTGATAGACCATACAATGCTTTTTCAAAGCTATCAAAGTTTTCAAATGTTAGTTTTTGATTAGTCTTATTATCAAATATACTAGTAAAAAGAGTCAGAGATATTTCCATGATTATCCTTATGTTCTGGACCTTTCCAACCTTTTGGCTTTACCAAATCCGGTAAGCCAAGTGGATTAGGTCTTCCTTCTTTTATGCCAACTTCTTTTGACATATTCGCCTTATATACTTCATCCCATGCTTTATTAGCATCAACACCAAATACTTCGAGTGTTCCAATTGCAAAGACACATAAGTCAATCATGCCATCAACCATTTCTTCTGCGTCTCTTTTATCAAAGGCAGCCTTTGTTTCATCAAGTTCTTCTTGCATCATGCCAATTCTAAACTTCATATATTTTCTTAGGTGTACACCGTCAAATGTCTTTTCAGTGTCCATCCATTTGTCTACACCATATTTTTTATGCATGTCTTGCATGTCTTTAAACCAGTTTGTACTCATACAAAAAATTCCTCCAAGGTTGCTCGTTCTTCGGCGGACCAGCCGATAGACTCTAATATTAATTTAAGTGGTTCTATAAAAGTTTTTTCAAACTGTAAGTCATAGTCCACATACTTATGTAAGTTAAGTTCTTTAGGTAACACATCAGGAAATGCTATAACGTTTTCCTTGATGGAGTTAGGTAACTTAAGATAACAAAACTTAATTCTGTTACCATTCGTAATGAGTTCATACTTATCATTTAACTTATTAAACTTAACATGTTTATTAAACAATAATGAGCCTCTTACATGTATTGGACAACTCTTTTTATATATCATCTTATGGTCATACCAATCTGTAATGTTTGAAACTCTACGAGGAAAGGCAACCTGTTCTGGTGACAGTGACTTAAATTCATTCTTAAAGTCTCTTATAAACTTTTGTGTATCATCTTCAGTGCCAGATATAATTAAGTTAAATGCCTCACGAAACTTACCTCTTACAACTTCAGGTGTTGATGACTTAATTGCTTCGATACCCATGATCTTAAGCTTAGGTTCTTTATATTGGACACCTTCATTATTATGTACATTTAGGATATACCTTTTCTTTGCCGTCCATATACCACTATCAGATATACCTTCCCTTGCCATGACCATTCTATTCTTATGCGCATTCATGTTATTAAATAATTTTGAATATGCTTTTTCCAATACAGGTTCAAAGTGTTCTTTACAGATCTTATCAAGAAATGATACAGGATTTGTAGGATTAAGCTTATCAACTAATGGACCAAAGTTTACATATAATGAATCCGTATCAATTGCAATTACATAATCTTTTTCAGTTTTAAGTATGTTATTCATTGCAGCATTCATTGCCTTTTCAGCCCATTGTATTGCAAGCTGGCCAGATAACGTGACACCTTCAGCTAATCTTACATCGAAGTGCGCAAAGTGTTTATTACCTAATGCACCATAAAGACTGTTAAGCAAGATCTTAATGGCCATCTGACGATTTTCCATCGTGTTTATTTCTTTATCCAGCTCATAACTATAACCTTTTTGTATTTGCTTTTGTGCTGCAATTTGTATCTTCTTGACCGATACACGCTCATCATAATATTCTTCAATGATTTGTGGTAGTACACCATCAAAGTCTTTACGATAGCTTGAACCATTTGCTGCAACTGAGTATACGCTGTTCACGCTTTGACCACTTAGATAATACGCCACATCATTCATCTTAGTATCTTCAACAAGAGTTTCTGGTGACATATTATATTGCACAATAAGATTAGGATATAAAGAATTCAAATCAAAAGAAACAACCCAATGGTGCCGGCCAACCTGAGGAGCCTTGACATAACCACCTTCGAATGCTCGATATGGTTTTTCATTTACGTTGATAGGTACAACCTTCTTGTTTAAGTTAAGCCTACGATATATAATTGATTCCCATATTGCTGTAACACCAAAGGTGTCTTGGTAGTTAACACCACCTTTATACGCCATAGTTAATGCAAGAGTAATAAGCCCCATCTTTTCTTCCATCCTATCGACAAGCTCAACATCTTTCATATTATAGTCAATATATTTTTGGTGATCATCTTTGTAAAGATTTTTTAGTGAGCCAGATTCTTCAAAAGATAACTTCTTTTCACCAAGTACGACATTGGCTATGTGATTAAGAGCATACGATTCTTGTGGACCATAGCTATAACCAAACTTTTGAAACAACTCCA